CCCAATACCAATGGGAATTCCTGGGATTGATAGACTATTAAAAGGTGGTTTAGCCAAAGGGGAAATTGGTGTTATTTTAGCACCAACAGGAGTAGGAAAGTCAACAGTATTAACCAAGATTTCAAATCACGCATTTAATTTAGGGTTTAATGTACTTCAAGTATTTTTTGAGGACAACCCAAAGGTGATTCAAAGGAAACATTTTACACTATGGACAAAGATTCATCCAGACGAGTTATCAGAAAAGAAAGATGAGGTTATGAATAGTGTAAATGAAATCAAAAATACTATGAATAATGAGTTAATACTAAAGAAGTTACCATCTGATACAAAGACAATGTTACAGATTAAAAATGAGATTAGAAAAATTATCGCAGATGGTACAAAAATTGACATGGTAGTGTTAGATTATATCGATTGTATCGTTCCAGACAAGAATTTAGGGGATGAGTGGAAGAGCGAGGGTTCTGTTATGAGAGCGTTTGAAGCGATGTGTCATGAAATGAATATTGTAGGATGGACAGCAACACAAGGTAATAGATCATCAATTTCATCAGATGTTGTTACAACAGACCAAATGGGTGGGTCAATTAAAAAAGCTCAAGTAGGTCACGTTATCATATCTGTTGCAAAATCACTACAACAAAAAGAAATGAAGTTAGCCACAATAGCAATTACCAAATCTAGAATTGGAGATGATGGTGTGGTTTTTGAAAATTGCAAATTCGACAACGCTATGCTAGAAATAGACACCGAAAGCACCACAACATTCTTAGGTCTTGAAGAACAAAAAGAAGAACGTCAAAGACAAAGAGTTAAAGACTTGATGGAAAAAAGAAAACAAAGAGAAGAAACTAAAAAAAATTAAAATAAATTATTTAAATTTTTAAAATTATGGATATTTCACAAAAAATATTAAGTGACGTAACTGTCTACATGAAGTACGCTAAATACATCCCAGAATTAAGCAGAAGAGAAACTTGGGAAGAATTAGTAACAAGAAATAAAGAAATGCACCAAAAAAAGTACCCACAAATTAAAGGGGAAATTGAACAAGTGTATCAAATGGTATATGATAAAAAAATATTACCATCTATGAGGTCTTTACAGTTTGGTGGTAAACCAATCGAGATTTCACCAAATAGAGTTTATAATTGTGCATATATGCCAATCGATCATACAGACGCCTTTGCTGAGACAATGTTCTTACTTTTAGGCGGAACTGGTGTTGGGTTTTCAGTACAAAAACATCACGTAGACAAACTACCTGAAATTAGAAAACCAAATCCAAAAAGAACTAGAAGATATTTAATTGGGGACTCAATTGAAGGTTGGGCAGACGCAGTTAAAGTATTAATTGAATCATACCTTGGAACAAAAGCGTCAACACCGGTTTTTGACTACTCAGATATTCGTCAAAAAGGAGCCCTTTTAGTAACATCTGGTGGTAAAGCACCGGGACCACAACCATTAAAAGATTGTATTCACCACATTACGAAAGTATTGGACTCAAAACAAGATGGTGACAAATTGTCACCCATTGAAACTCACGATATTGTATGTCATATTGCAGACGCAGTACTAGCCGGAGGTATTCGTAGAGCGGCCCTTATATCATTATTCTCAGCAGATGATGATGAAATGATTTCTTGTAAATCAGGAAATTGGTGGGAGAAAAACCCACAAAGAGGTAGAGCCAATAATTCTGCAGTTCTTTTAAGACACAAAGTAACACAAGAATACTTTATGGATCTTTGGAAAAGAATTGAATTATCTGGAGCAGGTGAACCAGGAATCTATTTATCAAATGATAAAGACTGGGGAACAAATCCTTGTTGTGAGATTGCACTTAGACCATATCAGTTCTGTAACTTGTGTGAAGTAAATGCGTCAGATATCGAATCACAAGAAGATTTTGAAAATAGAGTTAAAGGGGCTGCATTTATTGGAACATTACAAGCAGGATATACGGACTTCCACTATCTAAGAGACGTATGGAAAAGAACGACTGAAAAAGATGCACTTATTGGTGTAGGAATGACAGGGATTGGATCTGGTGTTGTATTGGGTTATGATATGAAAGCAGCAGCTAAAGCGGTTAAAGAAGAAAATGAAAGAGTTGCAGAACTAATTGGAATTAATAAAGCCGCTAGAACTACAACTGTTAAACCATCTGGAACTTCATCACTTGTATTAGGAACTTCATCAGGTATTCACGCTTGGCACAATGACTATTACTTAAGAAGAATTAGAGTTGGAAAGAATGAAGCAATCTATTCATACTTAGCAATTAACCACCCAGAACTAGTTGAAGATGAGTTTTTTAGACCTCACGACACTGCGGTAATTACAATACCTCAGAAAGCACCAGAAGGGTCAATTTTAAGATATGAATCAGTATTCCAAATGTTAGAAAGAGTTAAAAAAGTATCACAAGAATGGATTAGATCTGGTCATAGGTCAGGACAAAACACACACAATGTGTCAGCAACAATTTCAATCAAACAAGAGGAGTGGGACTTAGTTGGTGATTGGATGTGGAAAAATAGAAAATTCTATAATGGATTATCAGTACTACCATACTCAGACCACACATATACCCAAGCACCATTTGAGGATTGTGATTCTGAAACATTTGACAAACTATTATCAACCTTAAAAAATGTTGATTTAACTAAGATTGTTGAATTACAAGATAATACAGACCTTAGAGGTGAAGCGGCATGCGCTGGTGGAGCTTGTGAAATTGTATAAGTTATGACAGTTAGTGCATCAAAAGATTGGGTACAACAATTATATGTTCAGGAGATTAATAAAAAGTCTCCTGAACCTGATTTTTATAAAGATAAATTTGGAAATATAGTTATGACCGAGTCTTTCCACATTAAGAGGGGTAAATGTTGTGGGTCAAGATGTAGACATTGTCCATATGAACCACTATATGAAAAAGGTAATACAAACTTAAAAGAATCACTACAAAGCTAGTGATTTTTTTATTTATATAAAATATCTTAACATTATATTTATTAGATATGGCAAATGGAACAACATATGGAATAACATTTCCTTTTTCACAATCAACAATTGGTAGATTTTTAAGTGTTACAGATACTTCTGATGATGAAATAAGAAGTAACATAATACATTTATTATTAACTAGAAAAGGGTCAAGATATTATTTACCAGATTTTGGTACTAGACTATATGAGTTTATTTTTGAACCATTAGACGGACCAACATTCTCCGATATTGACGCTGAAATTAGACAAAGTATTGGTCAATACCTTCCAGGTGTTAGAGTTACAAATATAGAAATAACTGAAGCCAGTCAAGATACTGAAAATGCTGGTGCAACATATATAAACTCAGAAGGTCAAAGAGAATTTAGAGTTCCTGGCTTAGCCCAAAAAGAATATACGGCAAAAGTTAGGATTGATTATAAAATAACAAATTCAGCATTAGAATCTAGCGATTTTCTTATTATTAATATTTAATATATATGGCAGATAAAAAGATATCATATACTACTAGAGACTTTGAATCGGTAAGAACAGAGTTAATTAACTTTACAAGACAGTATTATCCAGATTTAATACAGAATTTTAATGACGCTGGTATATTCTCTGTTTTTTTAGATTTAAATGCTGCGGTAACCGACAATTTAAATTTTCATATTGATAGAAGTCTACAAGAAACAGTTCTACAGTTTGCACAACAAAGATCTTCAATATATAATATAGCAAGAACTTATGGATTAAAAATTCCCGGACAAAGACCATCAGTCGCTCTAGTTGATTTCTCAATAACAGTACCGGCTTTTGGGGATAAGGAAGATTTAAGATATTGTGGTGTTTTAAGAAGAGGCGCACAAACCCTTGGATCAGGACAGATATTTGAAACAGTATATGACATTGATTTTGCATCAGCTATTAATGCCGAAGGATTCCCAAATAGACTAAAAGTACCAAATTTTGATACAAGTGGTAGATTATTAAACTATACTATAACAAAAAGAGAAGTTGTTGTTAATGGTATTACAAAAGTATTTAAAAGAGTTATAACGCCAAATGATGTTAGACCATTTTTAGAACTATTTTTACCAGAAAAAAATGTATTAGGAATTACAAGTGTTTTAGTTAAAGAAGGAACACAATATACAACAATACCACCAACACAAGAATTCTTAGGATTAAATAATAGATGGTATGAAGTAAAAGCATTAGCTGAAGATAGAGTATTTGTCGAAGACCCAACAAAAGTTTCAGATAATCCAGGAATCAAAGTTGGAAAATACATTACAACAAATAATAAGTTTATAAGTGAATACACAAATGAAGGATTCTTAAAGATGACGTTTGGAGGTGGAAACGTTTCAGCAGAAGAACAAGTTAGAGAGTTCGCTAGAAATGGGTACGATTTAAACTTATCAAAATACTCAAATAATCTAGCACTTGGTAGTGCTTTAAGACCAAATACAACATTATTTATACAATATAGAACTGGTGGTGGGTCAAATAGTAACCTAGGTGTTAATGTAATAAATCAAATTGGAACCGTTTCATTTGCAGTAAATGGACCACAAGAAACAACAAATAGAACTGTAATAAATTCATTAAGATGTAACAATTTAACAGCGGCAATTGGTGGTAGCAATAGACCAACAATAGAAGAAGTTAGAAATATGGTTTCATTTAACTTTGCGGCACAAAATAGAGCTGTAACAGTTAATGATTATGAATCTATTATAAGAAATATGCCTTCACAGTTTGGAGCGCCAGCAAAAGTAACAATAACAGAAGAAAATAACAAAATAAAAATAAAATTATTATCTTATGATGAAGATGGTAAACTAACTGAAATCTCATCAAACACATTAAAACAAAATATTGCAAATTATTTATCAAACTATAGAATGATAAATGATTATATATCAGTTGAAAGTGCAAATGTTATTGACTTAGGTGTTACAGTTGATGTTGTTTTAGATGCTAGTCAAAATCAAGGAGCTCTAGTCACAAAGATTGTTGATATTGTGACACAATACTTTTCACCAAACAATAGACAAATGGGTGAAAATGTTTACGTATCAGAAATACGTAAGAATATACAAAACGAAGATGGTGTCATTAGTGTGTCTGATATTTTGTTCTTTAATAAAGTAGGGGGTCAATATTCATCATCTCAAACATCACAAAAATACTCTGACCCAGAAACAAAACAAATACAACTAATTGCTGATACAATTTTTGCGGAACCAACCCAAACTTATCAAATAAGATTCCCAAATAAAGATATTAATGTTAGAGTTCTTAACTTTAAAGGAATCAATTTCTCTTGATAATTTATTTTTTTTAGAAAAAGATTATTTTTTGAAAATAGGAAATAAACTATTTATCAAGAAATAGAAATCAATGCCAAAATCGCAAAGAATATCAACAAAAGTAGGTGTAGATAAATCACTAAGAGTACAACTAGACCAAGATTTTGAAACATTAAATATCTTATCACTTAAGATATTAAAAAGTGACATATATAGTAGACAATGCTCAGACTATGGTGTTGTTGTTGGTAGAGTTTCTGTTAATGGCGGCTTTGGACTACCAAACGCAAAAGTATCTATTTTTATTCCACTATCAGAGGAAGATAGTAATAACGAAGTTATAACACAAATATACCCATATGAATCTTTGTCAGATGTTAATGAAGAAGGTTATAGATATAACTTATTATCTAGAGACCCATCATATGATGGTCACGCAGCAACAGGGACATTCCCAAATAGAGAAGACGTACTACTAGACCAAACATATATTGAAGTATATGACAAGTATTATAAGTTTACAACAAAAACAAATGATAGTGGTGACTATATGATATTTGGTGTACCAACAGGTAGTCAAACTGTTTTTATGGATGTTGACTTATCTGATATTGGTTGTTTTTCATTATCACCACAAGATTTAATACAAGCAGGACAAGCATCAGAATCACAAGTAAATGGATCTAAATTTAAGTCTTCAACTAATTTAAATGAACTACCACAAGTAAAAACAATAAATAAAATTATTGAAATATCTCCATTATGGGGTGAACCAGAAATATGTGAACTAGGAATTACTAGAACCGATTTTGATTTAACAGCTGAAGCAAACATTAGTATAAACCCAACCGCTGTGTTTATGGGTTCAATTATATCAACAACAGAAGATGACGCCTTAAAAACTACTTGTAAACCAAAAAACAACACAGGTAATTTATGTGAATTAGTTTCAGGACCAGGACAAATATTATCAATAAGGCAAACAATAAATATTGATAACCAAGGAAGACCAATACTAGAACAATTCGATTTGGATAATAATGGAAAAGTTATTGATGGAAACGGAACATATTTAGTTAATCTACCAATGAATTTGGATTACATTTATACAAATGAATTTGGAGAACAGACAATATCAACAGACCCATCAGTTGGAATACCAACAAAAGCAAGATATAGATTTAAATTTAAATGGGAAAATGAAGGTGGATTACAAAATGAATTTTTAAGAGCAAACTATCTTGTACCAAATATTAAAGAATATGGTTGGAATAGTAGTAGTTACGCCAACGACCCACTAAAAAATGGCACACAACAAACATTATCATTTATTACACAACCCGGAAACACCTCAACAATAATAAGTGCACCAAATAATGGAGGAATTGTTTTTGATGAGGCAATAAATACATCATCATATAGTGTAACAATAAATGGACAACCATATTTTGGGGACACACAAGTAATTGATGTTTCATTTGGTGATAACATTGAAATAACACCAGTTTTTATTGACCCAAACACACCATCAACAGTTGATTATACTTTTTATAATGAAGATTATTTTGATTTATTAAAATCATATTCATTTAGTCTAGATTGGGATGACTATGTGAATCCACAATCAGCTATTGACTGTGAAGATACCTTTTATGAATTTAATTATAATAAGGTCTATACAACAGCCATGTTTATTGATAGATATAAAAATGGAATTGGTAGAGCAAAACATTTGGGTATAAAAGAAATTGATGATAGAGGTTGTAAATCAGATGTTAATACATTTCCAGTAAATGATATTATTAGAAATTTCGATTTTTTATTTTTTACTTTTAACATATTACTTTTCTTCTTAACACCAATATTTCTTGTTGTTTTATTCTTAGCACATTTAGTTGCATTAATTTGGCCAGTTTTAAAGTTTTTATTAATAGCATTAGGTGCCTATTTTGTAGTCCAGGCGGGGTTTGCGGTATATGAAATTGCAACAACCATAGCCAATGTAGCAAATGAAATTGCAGGATTATTTAGCGCTGGGGCTGGTGTTGTTTTTAATTTAACAAATCTACTTGAAGCGATTAGGTTATCTTTTGTTATTCTAGTTTTAGTTGTTAAAGGAATTTTTATAGTTGGATTATCAATAGCATTTTTAGCGGTC